CAGTCAAAAATATATGAGGATAAAGATGAAGCTGCTAGAGCTGTATCAGACTTTGAAGAAGAGCATAATTTAGTAGAGTTAAAACAAAACTTACGGGCTGAGGGTAAAGCTACTAAATTTATTAATATGGAAATAAGAAAGCAGCTAGGTGCTGTTTTATGGAAGCAATATCAAGAGCTTAAAGATAAAAGGAAGGAGTTGAATAGTAGTGACTGAGCATAAATGTATACAAACAGTAGTTATAAATGAATTAACTAATAGAATAATTGAACTTGAAAAAGCAGATATTAAAATACAAGCTGAAGTTAAAAGTGTAAAGTCTGAAATTACGGCCCTTACTGAAAGTATAGATGAGATTAAATTACAGATGAGGGCTGGTTTTGATAGAATATCCAGCTTAGTTTTTAAGTCTATGGCCGGAATAATAGGCATATTATTGACAGCTCTGGGAGTCTTAATATATAATTATCTTATAGTTTAATAAAAAAGTTTACAACTCTCTCTACACAAAAAAGTTCTGGAAATAATGCAGAACTTTTTTTGTTGACTATAAACTTAATTATCTATATTATATATGTGTAATTAAATTCTTACTCTAGTAATATTGATTTTTTCTTACCAAGCTGTGATTTATTTCAAAAATTCATTGACTATGTGGTTATAGAGTGATATTCTATAACCACTGAATTCTTTTTTTTAAATTAAAGAAAGGTGGATTAAATAGTGGATATTAATATTATTGTATCTATTGGAGTATTTTTAGCTATTGGAGCTTATCACATATTGTCTGATTATTTTCAAAAAAAGAAAGCAATTAATATTAAAGAAGATATTTTTACACTTGAAGACCGCTTAAAAGCAGCAAATAAATTAGCTTTAGAAACTATACAATATGAGGAAATAATACAAGATAAGATATCTAAAACTATAGAAGCAGCAGTTCTTAAATGTACTTTAACAAGTGAAGAAAAGCATCAAGTTCTTGAAAGTATTAATAATTTTCAAAAAGGTAATATAACTGCTGAAGAAATTTATAATAATTTAGAAAGAGATACTGAAGAACCTATATACGACATGTTTAGTCTACATCGAAAACTACGTAAATAAGATATCACTCCTTAAAAAAGGAGGTTATAATATGAATTCAGTATACATAAGTCCTTCAACTCAAGAACACAACATTGGCGCAGATAATTACACATCAGAGGAAAGAAGATGTAATCAAATAGCTGACATTACTATACCTATACTTAAAAAACATGGCGTATTAGTGTATAGAAATAAGCCTACTATGTCATTAACACAAGTAGTCTCTGATTCAAATAGTAAAAAGCCAGAAGTGCATTTTGCAATTCATACAAATGCTTTAAACAGGAAAATTAGAGGTTGCGAATGTTTTTGTCATAGGTATGGCGGGGAAGGCGAGAAATTAGCTAGAGCAGTATATAGTAGAATAGCAAAATTAACTCCTACTAGTGATAGGGGAGTTAAAGAAGGCTATAAGTTCTATAATGGAAAGCCTATGTATGAGACTTGCTATACGAATGCGCCAGCTGCTTTAATTGAGATTGCATTTCATGATAATCCAGAGGATGCTAAATGGATTATAAATAACATTGAAAAAATTGGTATTGCTATAGCTAAAGGTATACTCGATTACTTTAGCGTTAAATACCAAGAAGCAAATGAAATTAATGAAAAATATTACAGGGTTATATCTGGTTCTTTTAAAAATAAAGATAATGCTGAAAACCAGATAAAAAGACTTAAAAAAGCAGGATTTGATTCTTTTATTAGTTTATATGAAAGGAAGTGACAAGTAGATGTTAACATCTATAAAATCGAATTATGATAGCCTCATAGAAATGCTTAATATTACAAAGCGAGGTAACTCAGTAGGGTTAAATTTTTCGGATTTATTGCTAAAAAAATTCGGAATTAAAAGGCCTAAACCTGGAAAACCTGCTGTAAATTTAGGAAAAATGGGGTTTTTCATAAAATGTGACCGTACAGGCCAGACATTCTTAGCAATTGCTAAGATAGAAGAGCCTGAACTAGACCAGGATGAAGAGCCTGAACTAGACCAGGATGAAGAGCTCGAAGGGTAACACATACTATACAGTATTGTATGATATGTGGGGTATAAATAAAAATATATTAAATGCACTTGTAGTTTTTGGCTTTCAACAATCATACACCGCTTTTGAAGCTAAAAAGCTACAAGGTATAATATATTTTTCAAGTAAAAAAAAGTACGAAGATTTAGTAAGAATTTTCCGTCACAGATATCCTATGACGGTAATACACCCGGGAAAATTAAAAGGAAAGGAATTAGCCAATGAACTTAAAAATTTCAGTAGAGATAGCTGAAGCTTCTCAGGAACAAATTAATAGTTTATATGATTTAATGGGTAATTTATTACAGGCTGGTACACTTAAAGAAACAATAGAACCAAGACTGGATGACCCTATTAAGAAAGAAACTAAAACAAATAGTAAAGCTGAAAAAAAAACAAAGGAGAAGAAAAAAGATAAAATAGACCTCTCTGATGTAATGAAAGTTAACCTAGAAATAATAGATACTTTTAGTGAAGAAGAGTCTGACGAAATATTAAAAAACTGCTGTGACTTAGCTAAAGTTAAAAAAATTAATGAAATTAAAGATGATGAGGCTAAATGTGAATTTTGTTATTATCATTTTAAATTAATACTAAAAGAGCAAGAAATCATAGATACCTATGAAGAAGATGATGCTGAAAATATTCTTGAAGATGTTTGCAAAAAACTAAAAACAAAAGATTTAGCTGACTTATCTAAAACTAATAGTTGTCTAAAAGCAATTGAGCTTTTAGATAAAGAATTAAATGAGTAGAGAACACTCAGAGTTATCGCCAAGTGCAGCGAACAGATGGATGGAATGTACAAATAGCTATATGTTTACTAAAGATATACCTGTAATAGAGTCCAAATATGCTAAAGAAGGTACATTAGCGCATAATTGCTTAGAATGTATAATGGCAAACGTTGTTATACATGCTGACTACATGGCAAATGATATGTTTAATCACGAAATGTTAGAATATACATACCAATGTGCTAACTATTTAAATAAGCTTAAAAAAAATTGTGATTTATTTTTAATAGAGAGAAAAGTTAATATAAAACCAATTCAAGGATTTGGTTTTATAGACTATTTAGTTTTAAAGGATGATATCCTTCATGTAATTGATTTAAAGTACGGAAAAAGCCGGGTTAAGGCTGAAAACAATACTCAGTTAAAGCTCTATGCGTATGGCGCATATAAATTATTAGAACCTTTAGCTGATATAAACAGGATAGAATTACACATAATGCAACCCCGCGTAAATAAGAATGGAAATTTTACCTCATGGGTTGTTCCAATTAAAACTCTTTTAGAGTGGGCTGAATATATTGTAAGCAGTAAAGCCCAAACAGCTTTTAGTGGAAATGGTATATTTAAACCTGGTAATTGGTGCTTTTTCTGTCCTGGACGAGATAAGTGCACCCATCTAATAGTAAAAGATTTTGAATAGATAGATAATAAAAGATACACACCTGTAAATAAAATTTACAGGAGGACTATTAGATGGTTCATAAAGTAGTAACAGGAGTTTGTAGGTTAGTGTATGTAAGAGGTCTTAAAGAGAAGTCTGCGCCTCCGGGCTCAGATAGATTGAGATTTAACGTAAATGTAGTCATAGATAAAGATGATTCATATACGTTAAGGCAGTTAGAAGAGGCGTTTGATAATGCAAAAAAGGAAGGTAGAGAAAAACTTTGGGCGAATAAGGCACCGGTTTCATTGAAATTTGAAAATTTTATAAGAGATAGGTCTGAGGAAAATGATCATGAAATCTGGGAAAATAGTTATGCTATAGTTCCAAAAACAGATTATGATGTAAAAGTCATAGACCATAATAAAGAGCCTGTAAGTGTTGATAAATGCTATGATGGTATGAATGCAAGGGTTAGTATAACTCTGTATCCATATAAGCATGAAACAGGTGGTAAAGGTATAGGTATATTTTTGAATGGAATACAAATGTTACCTGGTGGAGATGAGATTGAAATTGTTTATGACATATCTAAAGACTTTGATGATGATTATGAATCTGATTATAATACGACTGATAATAAAGAGCCTGAACCTGAAGAGAAAACTGAAAGAAAGAAAAGACGGAGAAGAAGATAGATGGATAAGTTGCATATTGATATTGAAACATACAGCTCTAGAGTACTTAAGACTGTTGGTGTACATAAATACGCCAGCAGTCCTGATTTTAAGATACAACTTTTAGGGTATGCTTTTAATGATGAGCCTATTAAGTGCTTAGATTTAGAGAATAATGATTATATCCCGGCAAGATTAGAAAGAGCATTAAGTGACCCCTATGTGCTAAAGCTTGCTCATAATGCTAATTTTGAAATTGTATGTCTTTCAAAATTATTTGATATTGATTATACTCAGTGGAATTGTACTATGGTCAAAGCTTACAGTATGGGGCTACCTGGTAAACTAGAAAAAGCTCTTGAAGTTATAGACGCCCCTATACAAAAACTGGACACTAAAGGAGTTCAATTTTTTAGTAAACCATATAAAGGTAATAAGAGAGACCCTGCTAAGTATCCTGATAGGTGGGAGAAATATATAGTATATAATAAAGTAGATGTAGCGGCTGAACGCTACTTAGATGCCTGGATGGATAAAAAGGGCTGTAAGGTAAATTGGAAATTATGGCATTTAGACCACAAAATTAATCAAAATGGAGTTAGAATAGACAAAAAGTTTTGTATTAACATAATTAACCTTGAAAATAATCATAAAGAAAAACAAATGCAAAAAGCTAAAAAAATAACTGGCCTTGAAAATCCAAATTCACTTTCTAAGCTTAAAGGATGGCTGGCTACTCAGGGCTTAGTAACAGAAAGCTTAAATGCTGAAAAAGTTAATGAGTTATTAGAAGACAGCACTGTTTCTAATACTATTAAGGAAGTACTTTTAATTAGAAAAAGTACTGGAAATACTTCTACAGCTAAATTTAATAGTATGCTTAATCGGCAAATTAATGGTACCATATACGGCCTTATGAAATTTTATGGGGCTCATACAGGTAGATGGTCATCAAATGCCGTACAGCTCCATAATTTACCTAGAATGACCATAAATAATGAGACTATTAAAATAGTTAAAGAATTAGTTTATCGAAGTGTTGACCCACGAAAATACTATGACCAAAATATATTAAAGCAAATGCTCCGGCCAACTTTAATATCTAAAAGTGAATATAAGGTTGCTGACTTCTCGGCTATTGAAGCCAGAGTATTAGCCTGGATTGCTAATGAAAGATGGGTTAATGAGGTATTTAGAACTCATGGGATGATTTACGAAGCCCAAGCGGCTTCTATGTACGGCTTAAATTGTAGTATGGAATATATTGATGGAGAACTCAGAAAAAAAGGTAAAGTAGCTACTTTAAGCCTAGGATACCAAGGTGGAATAAATGCCCTTTTTAATATGGGATACGAAGGTACTAATGAAGAAGCAGAAGAAATAAAGGATAAATATCGAAAAGCCAATCCGAATATAGTTAGCTTCTGGTATTGGCTAAATAATAGTGTTATAAAAGTTATAAAAGAAGGATGCCGAATTTCAGGCTATAGATTAGTTATAACTAGGGATAATGACTTTTTGAAAATACGATTACCTTCTAAAAGAGTACTTAGGTACTTTAAGCCACACGTAAGAAAAAATGATTGGGGCAAACCTTGTCCAGCCTATTTGGGTTATTTAAATGACCCTAAAAAAGCTAAGGTATGGACTTCGGTCGCTACATTTGGTGGCCGCCTTACAGAAAATATAGTACAAGCCATTGCTAGAGATATACTAGCTGTGGCACTATGGAGAGTTAAGAATTATGGACAAATAATCTTTCATGTCCATGATGAAATAATTATGGAGGATATAGAACTAGATCATTTAATTCATATAATGGAGCAGCCCGTTAGTTGGGCTGATGGCTTAGTTTTAAAAGCTAGTGGATATACTAGCAAATATTTTAAAAAGGATTGATGGCAAATGGAGAATAAATACTTATTATTGCATTATGAACGAAGTTTAAATGGCTTTTTAATGTTCTGGAACCAAAATTGTCATGGCTATACAGACTGTTTAGGTAAAGCTGGCTTATTTTCAAAACAACAACTTAAAAAAATAAATTTTGATTATAAAAAAACAATACCTATTAAACCGAATGAAATAGGTATAACTATGGAAGATGTAGAGAGAGCCCAGTATTTTAAAGATAAAGAACTTAAAGTTGTACTTTGGAATGAATCAGATTTAAAAGGCCAGCGTTTAATTGAAGCTGTAAGTGACTTATTTAAAGAAAGGACTGAGAGAAATAATAAATTATTTTATGAATGAATTTTATTCAGGTATACATATATATTTCTATATAATAAGTATAGCTTTTATAATTGCTATACATAAATGGAGAATGAGAGATTTAAGGAGAATGATATGGATAAGTATGGTAAAGAAGAAATAGATTTTATACATGAAAATCTTTGTAATACAGACATAAAGCAAAAATTTACGGCATTAAAAAAGCAGCTTATAGATGAGCATATTCCTGATGAAATTATTTTAAAAGGTATTGATATGCTGCTAGAAGTAGTAGCTGATAGAGAGGGCTTAATGTATGGTCAAAGCAATAAATGGATGAGGCTTAATGCAATCCATATGTTTTTAAAGGAGGCAATTAATGGAAAATAATAATAACCAAAAAAATTTTACTTTTTCACTAACTTATAATATAAAGACAAATTCATTTGAAACTAAGCTATATCACCAGGAGATGCAGTATGTAGACCTTATAAGGGCCATTGCTGCTATGAAAATAAAAGCTGGTGATATAGCTAATATGATGGTAGATAAGCTACTTAATGATAAACAAAAAGCCGATCCTAAAGAAGTTGACTTGGCTTTTGCAGCTATATCAAAAGATATAATGGACTATATGCAATATATACTATCGGGGGAGAATACAAATGTACAACGAGATAAAAGTTAATTTCACTAGAAAAAAACCCATAATTAAATCTAATCTAAAAAAACTTAGAAAATTTAGAGGTTTTAGTCAGGAAGAAATGGGAGACTTAATAGGCATAAAATTTTATGCTTATAGAACTAGGTATGAAGTTTCCTGCAAAAAAATGCCACCTAAAGAAATAAGAGAAAAATTCGCAGAAAAGTTAGGTTTTAGCCAGGAGGAAATCTGGCCGACCTTAAAGAAGGGAGAAAATTAAATGAGAATAGAATTTAATTTTGACAAAGATGTAAACATAATTGAAATAAGAAAACTACTTTTAAATTTAGACAAAGAAACTTTAGCTAAATTAGTAGTAAAATTTAAACTATATTCAACAGCAGGAGAACTAACTTTAGAAGAAATTGTAGGCAAAAATAATTCTAAAAAATTGTTACAAAAAGTATATAAGGAGACGGCTGCTCATATAGTTAAACATGTTAAAGAAAGCTGTGCTGAAATAGAAAATTTGTATAATAAACAATTTAACTCATCTGAAAAAACATCTGATAAAATATTTGATGATTTATTCAATAATTTAATGAAAGGAGATCTATAATGGGTCTTAAAAAAAGAGATTTAAATACACTAAAAAATTTAGAAGATAATAATTTAAATAAAGCTTTTTTAGACTTATCAAAATTTAAAGAACCTAATATACAAAAATGTATTGAATTCTTAAATGAAAAAGACATGGATAGCCTTTCATCTGAAGAAGCTCTTTACAATACCGCAATTATAAACAATCTAATAGAATTGCAGCTGCGAAAAGACATACCCGAACTTACTGATAAATATAATCGCATAAGCTACTTTAGTATAGTTAACATGAGTCTGGTAGTAATAATATCTAATATAATAGATATATTTTTAATACCTAATTTATTTTATATAATATCTATAATTGGACTTGACATATTCATTATAGTAAATTTAATAAAATTATATTTTATTAATAAAAGTATTAATGTTATATCTGGAGTATTAGAAATAATTAAAAATAGGAAAGGAGCATAAAATTGATTAAAAAACAGAGTATATTTACCTGTATACAAAAACTAAATATAAAAGCCAAAGCAGCTGAAAAAAAAGAAAAAGCCGGAGAAGATGACCTTAATTTATATTTTTCATGTATGCAATACTTAAAACAGCTTAAAGATATTTTAAATACTAATGAGGAAATAAGAGCTATAAATAATAAAAAATAAAATAAATCACACCTGCCTCAAATAATAAGAATGGAGGGCAGAGATATGCTTATTTCTGTAGGAAGTAATAGATTTGTAACCAGGCCGTCGAAACAAGAATTTAGCTGGAAACAATTAATTAATAAACTATCTGACCCAATAACTACTATAGAAAGTTTTGACGAATATCAAGAAGCAAAAAAAGATAAGAGATTAAGCATAAAAGATAAAGGTTGGTTTATAGGAGGTATATTAGATACCCAATCAACTAAAAGAAGAGGTAATAAAATAAAAATAAGAAGTTTAGTTACATTAGATATAGAAAAATGTAAGCTAGACATAAGCAAAAAGATAGATAAAGTAATGAGTATATATGGCTTCTGTGGGTGCCTACACAGCACCCACAGCCATTCTAATAAAGACCCACATTTAAGGCTCATATTACCTTTTAGCGAAGGCTATGAACCCACTACTAATGATGAATATGAATATATAAGTAGAAATTTAGCGAAAATGCTTGGAATAGAAAATGTAGACCGGACAACATTTCAAGCGACTAGGCTTATGTTCTGGCCGAGTAGAAGCCGGGATGGAGCTTGGTTATTCAAAACCTGGGAAGGTATGTTTCTTCAAAAAGATATGTTTTTAAGAGATGGCTGGGAGGATATGGCTAAATGGCCCAGACACCCCTTAGAAAAAGACTTAAAAAGGATTGTAGGCAGAAAGCAGCAAGACCCTACTACAAAAACTGGTCCTATAGGAGCTTTTTGTAGAGCCTACCCCCTAGAAAGGCTATTTGAAGAAATATTAGTAGTTTCTGAAGATATGTCTTCAGATATGAATTTAGAAATAGGAGATCACTTATATGAAGAGGGCAGCATTGAAGGCCGCTATACTTACATGCCTGGCTCAACTGGAAATGGAGCTATAGTATATGATACACATTTTTTATACAGCTGGCATGGGACAGACCCCGCAAGTGAGAGGCTGTCAAATGCATTCGATTTAGTTAGGTTGCACCTATGCGAAGGCAATGAAAATAAAGCCCTCAAATTTATAGCTAAACTGCCTGATGTAAGGGCAGAGCTATCTAAAGAAGATTTTAAACAAGAAGCCGACTGGCATAAGGATATTGAAAGAGATAAGAACGGTAATATATATAAAACTTATAAAAATATAGAGCTTATTTTATCAAAAGAATTTAGCCCCAGGCTAAATGAGTTTGATAAAAAAATATATATTGATAATAATAACAAATGGTTTAAGTCAGGAAAAGATGGAGTATTACAAAATATTGATGTGGTTATGATGCATAGAACTTTACAAACATCTTATAATATTTATACTACTAAACTCTTAGTAGAAGATTCATTAGCTATTGTAGCTAATTTTAACACATATCATCCCATTAAAAGCTACCTCGAAGGCTTAAAATGGGATGGTGTTAATAGAATTGATTCACTACTAGTAAATAGTTTTGGAACTCCCAATGACAATTATCATCGGGATATAATACGTAAATTTTTACAAGCTAGCATACAAAGAATATTTGATGCTCCTGTAAAGTTTGACCATGTATTAACCCCAGTTGGTAAGACTGGCTATGGTAAAAGTTCTTTTTTCAAGCTATTATTTGGAAAAAAATACTTTACTGATAGTCTATCATTAAACGAGATGAAAGACAAGACTGGGGCTGAAAAACTGCCCGGAAAATGGTGCCTGGAATTAGCCGAAGTAGCCGGTATGTACCATGCAGATAATGAAACAGTTAAGTCTTTTATTACCAGAGAAACTGATTATTATAGGCCTGCATATGGCCGAATACTAGAAGATATGGACAGGACTTGTGTCCTGGTAGCTACTACAAATGAGCAAGAAACGGGATTTCTAAAGGACTTAACGGGTAATAGGCGTTGGCTGCCATTTATAGTTAAAAAGAAATTAGACCATAAATGGCTTATAAGTATAGTAGACCAAATTTGGGCAGAAGCTATGAATAGCTATAAAAATGGTAGTGAAGAACTATTTTTAACTGACTATGAATCTATTACAGAAGCTATAAGAATACAAAACTCATTAATTGCTGTAGATGATACAGTAGACTATGTAAAAAATTATTTGGACATGCCTGTTCCGGACAACTGGAATAAGTATGACCTTCACGCAAGAATTAGTTATATAAGAGAATATATGCAGGGAAATAAAAAAACAGAGGGGTATAAAGTTAGAAAGTACTTTAGTATAGCTGAGATATGGTGTGAACTATTTAAAAAAGAAATAGAGGATAAAAAACAGCAAGATTCTAGAAGAATACGAGCAATGCTTATTAGTTTAAATTATGAACAAGTTGAAAACATAAAAATTGATACTTTGTGGGGCCGGCAAAGAGCATATAAAAAAATATGAAGCCAATTGGCTTCATATTTTTTTTAGTGAACAACCTACATTATAAAAGTAATAAAAAAAACATCATAAGCATATACAAAATAAATACACAACATACTTTTTTTATTTATTCTATTTTAGCATAAAAAGAAAGAGCTTTCAATAAAAAAAGCCCATCAGTATTAAAAATCGTTTTCTATATGAAATTTTTATTCAAGCACCTAAATTATAGCATAGTTTTTTAGACTATGCAAATAAATAACCGGGCTTTTAGATAAATAGTGCACTATACTTATCTAAATACCCGGTTATTTACAATAGGAAGTTAAATTATTATCTTCCACCCCAAAAAATTTAACAGTTATTATAATTGAAACTACTATTAGTATAACATATAAAATTAAAAAAGTCTTTCATAAAAAAAAGACTTTTTTAACTATCTAGTTATTTTTGCTATTATAAGATAAGATAAGGGTAGTTCTTTACATTATATATTATTTTTTACATAAAAAAAAGCCCCGTTTTTTGGGGCAATTGTTTAAGGGAACTGGCTTACTTTTATATAAAAGCAAAGCAGTTTTGAACTAATGTTTCTAGGTTTATTATACAATGCGATTATAACATATTTCCCAAATTTATTGTATAGGAATTCCAAAAATATTACTGCTATCTCCGGTTATATATTGGGGAAGTTTTTTATCCCACTTTTCTATAGCTAATTTTTGATTTTCTAGTTTTTTAAGTTCTAAATCATATTCTAGAGTTTTTGGATTTTTTTCTAAAGCTAACCGTTCTGCCTCAGCTTTAAGAGCTAAGCGTTTGTTTTGAGTTTCCTGTGCAACCAGTTTATTAGCCTCTTTAAACTTTTCATTAATAGATTCCTGGATACCTTTGTCAAGATATGTGAACTCACCTTTATAGCCGAGGACAGAAATTGTTATACCTCTTTCTTTAAAATATTTATCCGCATAATCTTTAACATTTTTGAGTATCGCAGACTTATCCAGAATTATTTCTTCTATAGTTTTTTTTGAGCATTCTTCCGTAAATTTTCCTTCTATTACTGCCCTTACTTCATTATCCATAGTTTCAGCAAGAGGTATGTTAGACGGGTACCTATACAAATAGGTTACGGCATTGGCTTCCTCTATCATAGTTGTACAATTAAACCTCGCCATAAAAGCAATTGATTCTTTGCTTTCAGCTGTGATTCCTTGATTTTTCTTGGTTGATCCATCACCTGATCCTTCTGTCCACTCTCTAGTTATAGGAACTCTGTTAACTAAAATTACAATAGCGTCCGGCTGGTTACCAAGTTCAAAGCCAAGCCAATTATAAGTTATTATAGCCCTCTTTGCTGCTACTTTCTTTTGTGTTAAGTACTCCTCACTATCAAAAGCAGCCTGTCCCTTTGTGTCTTCGTAAGGAATTAGAAAAGCTGTTTCGTTCGGCTTAATATTAACTACATCTTTTCCGCATCCAGTTAAAGCTACTACCGCTAGAATAAGAATCATAAATATTAGTATTTTTTTCATAATTTATTTCCTTTCTCTTTAATATATAAGATTATTTTAATTACTGTTAATACTATCAAAATTATGGGAAATAAATCAACTAAAAAAGAAAAAATTCTTATTTTAGCAGTAATATCTTTTCCTTCTTCTAATTGAGCTGCTAGTAAATTACTAATAATATCATTATAGAAAAATAGTCTAAATAAAATATAAAATACCCAGCAGCAACCTAACTTAAAAAAATCTAATCTTTTATCCATATCTATTCTCCTACTATAAACATTATAAATTTTCCATTTTTATCAAAGACTGCTTGACTAAAAGAACCAAAATAGCCCTCAACTTTTTCATAACCTGCTGTTATATAAATACTTTTACTACCTTCTAGATCGTTAATGGTAATACCGGGAAAGTCAAAATCCTCTCTCTTCAATTCATTAAACTCAACACCCCAGCTTTTTAATAATTCTTTATATTTATTATAATCTGTCATATAGCTAGCCCCCTTTTATATAATTCTATCATACATAAAATAAATATGTATATCAGCCCTGATAAAAAAAGTATACTAAATATAATTATAAATACTTTTATTATATAAGTAAAAACTTTCATAATAATTTCTCCTAAATTTATAGATTTCTTTCTATTATAAGCTATAACTGATTTTTGCACAAGCGTGTTGTGGATGTGATTCCTAAAATTGGCATAATAGTGCAATGCTCACGTTAGCTATAACAATTTTTACATTAAATAAAAAATATGTAAACTAAAAATTAATTTGTATCAAAATAAGTTAACAAATGTATGCCCCTATTTTACTGAGTGTCCATTTAAGTTACTTTTATTGTAAAAATAATATTAAAATCGTTGGAACGGTTGTTTTAACCGTTCCATTTTTATATGCCTAATTTTACTGAGTTATATGAAAAGCATGGAACGGTTAAAATTCTAAAAATGCTCTGTCTAAAAAAACTTTTTAGATAATTATTACATATTTGGAAATTAAGATATTATAATGTTTAATTAATTTGGAATATCATGTTGAATTTTACCAATATAGTCATTCTGACTACGACTATAATTACCCACTATTATCCATATGATAAAAAATATGTAGATAGTCATCGAAAACCTTAGCATACCGTTCCAACTGTTCCACTAACTGTTACACAGTTTTTGCCAAACTTGGAAATTTCTCCATTGCCCCGAACCTTAGAACATACCTTGTATATATATACTTACTTATATATAATAATAATAAATATATATACATATGGAACAGTTGGAACGGTTAAAATGATTTTGATATAAATAGAGTTGAAAACATAAGTCTCGTTAATGAGCATGAAAAAAAAAAGTGCTTTTTTTACAAGTTCAAAATAACCGTTCCAACCGTTCCAAACCGGACAACCTGCATGGTTAAGCGAAAAAATGTGGAACAGTTTGGAACGGTTTGGAACAGTATGCTAAACTTTTCGACATGTCGAATCACCTAGGCTTGTCATATAGCAGCTTCGCGAAAAATGTCGTAGACTATTACTGGACACAATATATTTCCAGGGATATTGAGGGAGAAATGGATATATCAGAGAAAAGTATTGAGAAGTACCTAGTTAAGCGGTCTAGGGAGCTGAAATGGTTATGCTATAAATTTAGTTCTCCTGCTAATGCGGGAGTGTGTGATAGAATATTAATAACTACATCAGGGGATGATTATTTTATTGAGCTGAAGACAAAAAGAGGTAAATTATCTGTTCTTCAGGAAAAATTTATTAAAGATATGGAGGAGCATGGTAGGAGTGTTTTTGTCTTCAGCTCAAAAGAAGAGATAGATGATTTTATAAGAGTTGTAATGATAAAGGAGGGTTTTAATGAGGGTTAAAAAGAAAAGAATTACCTGTACATATAATGTAGCTTTGCCTAATAATACTGTTAAAAGTAATTTAACTTTTAGTAAAATTATGTTGGATAAGGCTGATAGGCTCGATGATATAAAAAAAGAAATTGCTTTTTCCTGGGGTGTTGGTACCTGGAATATAAATATTACAGATATGGAGGAGGAAGATGTTTAAATACCAGAAAAGAGCTGTACTTAAATTAGTTTCTAATTGGTTTTATGGATTGTTTTTTGATATGGGTTTAGGTAAGACTTTGATTGTGCTAGAAGCAATTTCTAAACTAAAAAAGATGAGGTGTATAGATAAAGTACTTATTATAGCGCCTCCTATGGTTGTTAAGTATGTTTGGGAGCAGGAGGCGGAAAAATTTGGATATGATTTTAAGTTTATTAAGCTTAATGTTTCAGCTCCAAAAAGGCTGAAATTATTGGAGCAGAAGGCTGATATATATTTGCTTCCTACTTCACTGGTTTCATGGTTTGTGGCTGTTAAAATGGAGGCTAAATTTAAATATGCAGTTATCGATGAGTTATCAATGTTTCGTAACTCATCGACTGCCAGGTTTAAGGCTATGAAAAAAATTAGGTGTCATTTAGATTTGCTGTGGGGGCTAACAGGTACGCCTACCCCTAACGGATTACATAATATTTGGCCTTTAATTTATTTACTTGACCAGGGAAACCGACTTGGCCGATTTAAAAAAGATTTTCAAGCTGACTATTTAGAGCCAGATATTATTATGCGACAACAAGTAGTTAAATGGAAACTTAGAAAAGGTGCAGCAGATAGAATATATAGTAAGATAGATGATATATGCTGTTCTATGGAAGCATCGGATTATCAGGAACTACCAGATTTTCAGACTATTGTTTATAGTTGTGAATTTGATGATAAAACTAAAAAGAAGTATAAACAATTTATTAAGGATAATGTAATTTTTTATCCAGATGGAGACCTGGTTGCTCAAAATCCAGGAGTTCTTGTAAATAAACTACAACAGTTTTCAAATGGGGTGACTTATTTGGATACTGGTAATATTAAGTACCAGCATTCTATAAAGATTGAAACTCTTTTAGAGCTTTTAAATTATATAGGTGAGAAAAATGTATTAATTTTTTATACTTTTAAAACTGATTTAGAATTTATATTAAAAAGTGTTCCTGGATCGGAAATACTAGATGTAGATAAGTGGAATGAAGGTAAGCAAGGGATAGCTCTTTTACATCCTGCTTCTGGCGGGCATGGTCTTAACTTACAATATGGAGGGAATATATGTATATGGTTTTCGCCTACATGGAATTTAGAGTATTATATGCAGGCTACTAAAAGACTTCATAGAAAAGGGCAGCAGCAAAAAGTATTTAATTATATAATAACTATGAGAGATAGTATAGATGTAAAAATAATAAAAGCTCTGGATAAGAAAAAGTTAGATCAAGAAGAGCTTATTCAGATGTTAAAGGAGGTGTAGAAATGGGCGGGTAATTAGAATAAAATAGACCAGGTTTAACCTGGTCTATATTTCATATTTTACATGCATTTTGCAATTTCTACAAGCAGGATTGTTAAATGTCATGCAGCAGTCGCAGAGGTTTATTCTCTGGGTCTCGCTGAAAGTTTTTCTAAAATGTTCAATAAATATTTTTGTCATCGGGTCTTTAGGGCCATATTCTTTTAGGCTTATTTCGACTTTTTGGTAGTTATTTAGGGTATAGTCAGTGTTGAAATATTTTTCTTCTTTATGGCATTCACATGAGCAGTCTAAAAGCCTGCATTTCATTTTATCTTCGCATGAGCATTCTATTTTTGCATTTTTTCTAAGTTTAAAGCATAAGCTTTTAAACATTTTGTATTCTTTGTTTAAAATTGATAAATGTTTTTTATAGACTTGTAATGTATTATCTGCCCGGGCTATAATATTGATATTTTTAGTTTTTAAAATTTTTATAAATTTTAAAAACACTATTGTCTGCATTTTTTTAGGGTACATGTCAAGTTCAATTTCAAAGTTAATATAATTTGTTCTTGAATCACTAAAATTATCCTGTGGTAATCTTATTTTATTCATTTAAAGTCCTCCAATTTTCTTTTTATTTCGATTATTGTCATGAGGTAAAATAAGGCCATCATGCACATATAAGCGAATATGTTCGATTTATTAGGTATAGCATTAGTTATTAGGCCTGCTATACAACTTAATAAGTACAATCCTAAAAGTTTGAAATAGTTATCTAATATATTCATATTTTATAGGTAGTATCCTCCTTTTCTTTATTTATTACACAAGATTTGACTTTAACAAGCCTAAATCCTGTTTTTTCATTTCCTACTCTTCTTAGATGGCTTTTTCTTATATGTTTACATTTAGGGCTGGAAGCTCTAGTTATTCCAGTCGGTTCACTATCTATGTATCTGATAGGGTTAAAGTATGTATGTTTTTTAAGATGTTCTTTTTTGATTTGTTTTTTAGATTTTTTGTATTTTCGCGTACTTACTTTTTTTTCAGTTTGCATATAATATCCTAATTTATTTAGTAGTTCTACCATGAATATCATTTTTTCGGCATAAGTGTTAAATATAGTGAGTTTAGTATTTTTTCCGTATTTAGCTTGTAAAATTTGCATCATTTTTTCGTCTGGTGTAACTTTTATGCAGTTGTGCATTACTCTTTTTGTTTTCATGCAAAAACGCATAGAGTTTACTGTTTTAAGTATATTTGCGTGTTTGCAATTACCTATGTGCGTGCATCCTATATAAATGCGAGGGTATTTAGTTTTATCAATTATTATAGAATCTATATTGAAATCTTCAAAGGTTTTTGTAAATATAGATATGCAATATCCTTCTTTATCTTCTGTTTCTGAGCATACTACAACTAAGTCTCTTATTTGAATAATATGATTTTGTGGAAATATTGGTGTCTTAGGTAATTCCATGTTTCGTATTTTATCGATATTAACTATTTCAATTTTAATGCAGCTTTTTAGCTCGTTGTATGCTTTAGTATAAAACTCTTTGTCTTTTTCTGTTTGTTGTAAAATAATATTTTTATATGTAAAGTCTAGCACATCTAGAATGGTTAATTTTCCCATTTTAATCCTCCTTTTTTTTAATAATACCAGACTGCTATTTTACTAGCAGCCCAGTAGGTGTTATTATAGGTCTTTAATTTTTTCAATATCTTCTTTATCTAAATATTCTTTGTTGTCTTCTATCCAGGTGTCAATATTAGATATTTCTTCTATGTGGGTATGTGTGCCCTGATATTGGTCCCATTCTTTTAGAAGGTATGTATTTTTCCATTTTCCTATTCTTGCATGGTTAAATCTACTTTGCCATTTCCAGTTATTCCCGTCCCAGGTTTCAATATTTACCCAGGTAATATCATTATCATTAAAGTTAATATTGTCTTCATCAATATCATTTAGCTCTAAGGTTTTGTGATTGTGTCCATCCCAGTAGGTATAAATATAATCTGAATCATAAGTAGATAGACAACAATATTCAAGGCCATTATTGTCGTACAGAATGTACGTTTCTTCATTGTCATTTATTTCTTCATAGTAGTCTACATAAGTACATTCATTGTCAAGACCTAATAAGTCGAATATTTTATTAATTATGTCAATGCTGCTTGTATTGGTTTGGTATTCATTATCAATAATTAGTAGGTATATTTCATTTATTATGTTTACTTCTATTTCTGATAGTTCATCTTTAAGTTTAAAAGTATCATTGCAGTCACCAAAATATACGGCTTTTTTAATGTCTTCTTTTTTTAATAGTATGCAATTTGCTTCTTCTGGTAGTTGTTCTGAGGTTACTACTATATTAGTTTTTAAATTTTCCATAAATCCTCCTATTTAGTTTAAAGCCATTTCGGGCTATTGAATAGAGGAAAGAAGGGCTGTTATACCCATTCTTCCTGGTGTTATACTTCTCCTAGTTCTCTACGCATATATAATTCTGCTTCTTCTAATTTAGTTTTTACTAATGCCATATAGCGTCCTGGTGGAGGTGTAGGTATTTCATCTTTTGCCTCTAAAATTTTACTTAAGACTAATAGTTTTTGTTCATTTTTCATATTTCCTCCTATTGCGTTTAAAGCCCGTCGGCTATTGAATAAAGGAAAAAAGGGTTGTTATACCCATTTTTCCTGGTGTTTTATTTGTTCAGTTTCTTCAAAATCTACACTTATATTTTTTCCTTCTTCTGTTCTGAACAGCAATTGTCCACATTCTTGGTCTATAGTTAGCAAGTGACAATTATAATATTTTTTGTCTATTTTAACAGTGAATAGATTTTTGTTTTCTTCAATTAAATCAAATATATCACTTATTCTTAAAAATTCTGTATCTCTGTAGTAATTAAGATATTTGATTTCACCTGTTAATAGTCTTTCAAAGTCTTCTATTACTTTATCGTTGTATTGTTCTTTGATTATATAGTATCTGTAATTGTGTTCGTCTTCTAAGTATGCATAGTTGTTAGTATCAAATTTGTGTAGTATGCAGCAATTTTGGTATAGCTCTTCAAATAACCACATAGTATCGAGTTTACCAGCGCTATTAAAAAGTGTGTCACCTTGCTTATTGTTATACGCTGTGAATTGTAGCATATCAAGACCTTTTTCGTCCTTTACTTCTTTACATTCAATACCATTTAATTTAATTTCCATTCCAATCATTATATAATCCTCCTATTTTTTGGGATAGAACAACTAGAAGCTTTTATACCTCTAGTTATTTAGGTGTTACATTGTATGTTTCATCATATTTATTTTGCCTATAGTAGTAAAAAGTTTTTCTTTTATTTCCGTTATTATAATTGCTGTTAATTTAGTATTCATAGGTATAGATATCCAGTGATTTAGAATATTTATACAAGTTTCCTGTTTTATAAATTTTTTTATTCTACTAGGTTCAAAGTCTTCTAAGCATTTAGTATTTTTTGAGATAGATAATATTTCTAGTATTTCAATTGCATAGGTTTTACAAAAAGTTTTAGTATCTATATCTTTAATTGTTGATATAATGCTTTTGTGGTATAGTGTGCAAACATCAATTAGTTGTTTATTTTTGAAGTTATCTAAGTTTAGTATTATTTCATAAGCTACCATTTCATTTAAAGTCATATCTTTTAGTCCTCCTATTTTTTGGAATAGAACAACTAGAGTTTATTGAGCTCTAGTTATTTAGGTGTTATTCTTCAATATCATAACTTTCTTTTAGTTCTTCTTTAATTTCTTTTATCATATCTTCATTAAGTTCATTATCCCAATTTTTCTGGATAGTATCACAGTTATTAAGTATTTTTTCACAAGTTTTTAATGCTATTAAAGAAGCAACATTTTCTGAATTTTGTATATTTTTGTAGGCTTCGCCGAATTCTTCTTGATAGTCTTCTAAAGTATCCAACATTTCGTGGAAATAGGTTTTACAAAATTCAGCTGCTTGATATGTACCAATAATATAATAGTCTTCATTATACATTTTATAGGCTAGTTCTGGTATTTCTACATCTACATGATTATCCAACATACTGTAAATTTCATTTGCTATAAGGTCAGCTAGTTCTGGTTTTTCAGGTGTGTAACATTTTATTTCTGACATAATATCATTTAGCATTGTATCGAATTGTTTTTCATTTTCTGAATTTACATTTAAGTCAAAGTTATTACCTTCTCTAATTATTATACTTTTAATTCTACCTTTTAATTTTTCCATAAATCCTCCTATTTGTAGTTTAAAGACATTTCAGTCTATAGAATAGAACAAGTCTAGTATTTTACAAATAGACTTGTTTTGGTGTTTATAAGTCACATATGAACTCTAATTCTTTATTTTCCTTTACTTTGTATATTGCTTTAATTTCAAAGTCTTTACTTTTATTATTTAAGCTTATATCACAATTGTAAGTTTCTGAATAGTCATAGGCATCATTATAACAATAGAACATATCTGTAAAATCATTATTAGTGTTATTACAAATAAATTTGTACTTTTCAGCCGTTCTTATAGCAAATATGCAACAGTCACTACAATCATTATTACCTACATAGAAGCTTATATTTTTAGTTTCTAAATCCTTTTGTAACCATTCGCTTATACAGTCACTTAGTTGACTTTCAATTTCAGTATAATGATTCCAATATTCTTCACTGTCAGGGTCTTGACAATCTTTGATATAAAACATGTTACATAGGTAGCGCGGCATGTATCGACCGTGATAACTATCTACTAGTATTTCTAATATGCCTTCTTGATATTCTTCGCCACAATCCCAGTCAATACTATCAATGTTTTTTATCAATTTACTTTTATGAAAGATATTATTTAATGTTGAGTCTTTAACAAGTTTGTCACATTCAGTGTTAATATCTTTCATTACTATATCAAGTAATTTTCCTGTAAAGTGTTTTTTAAGAATCTTTTCAATTTCATAGTTTGATAAATCATGCATAATATATAATCCTCCTATTTTTTGAGATAGAGCAATCAAGGATGGTTAAACCCTTGATTACTAGGTGTTATACTATTACTGTATCTGTCATTATGCTAAATGATACTACTTTTAAGTAATGCTCACTATATAAGTCTTTAGTTTTATTAACACAATTTTGACATATTTGCATAAGTTTAGCATGTAAAAAAGGTTTTCTAGTCGATATTTTTTCAAATGTAGTATCCATGAATTGTAATGTAGTTCTATTTGTTTTTATATTTGTTATTCCTACTAGTTCGCAGCCTAAATCCTTTTCTATAAATCTTATTGCATGAATGCCAGTAAATTGATTAGATAAAGTCAAATTAATAGTCATAATATAAATCCTCCTATTTTTTGAGATAAAACAACTAAGAGCTGTTAAACTCTTAGTCATTAGGTGTTATCTTTTTATTATGTAAAAATGTATACACTTACTAATAATATCGTGATTATAATAACTAAATGCACTTATTTGTTGCTTAAACTCTGTTTCTTCCTGTGTATCGTTATCATATTTATTAATTAGTATTGGTATATTTACATGACTACCCGGGATATATTTATCACCTGTTAAAAATATGCCCTTATGATCGTTATATAGTTTTATAGCTGTTCTTTTTTGTATTCTTTTTAAAGTTTGCCCTTGATAACTAAATTCGTTATAATTCATAATAATAAATCCTCCTATTTTTTAAGATAATGGTATTAGGCGACTTGAACGCCTTCAAGCGAATTAACGCTATTGATAGCCCGGTTTTATCCTCCTATATACCTGATAGCTACTTAATAGATAGCTATTTAACACCAGTACGTTAAGCGTACCACGCTTTACTACTTAAATAGGAGGAGGATATTTTTATACTTATAGCGACGTTCTGTATACACCAATTAAGTGTACCTAGTCATATCTGTTAATAGCAGTGTACGCTATTACGACCAAATGTAGTCAAGCATACTTTTATGTAACTACTATTTACAAGTGCTATAGTATCTACCAGTATTCAATTTTCAAAGTACCAAATTTGTAAATACATGAAGTAGGCCAAACAAGTACTGTTGTCGTTGCTGTTTGTCGCGTCGTCCTTGATGCTAGCATAATCATATCACACAACAAACACATTGTCTATTACAAAATGATATCAAGTTTGTAACAATATTATTTCTATTATGTTACAAACTTGTTTTTTCGCTTCTATAGAAGAAAATCGTTTTTCGCTTAGTCAGAGGCTTTGAGGTTATAAAAGTGTAATTTTACACTTTTATGTATACATAAGATGTTTACTCTTGTAAGAATTAGGTAATTATGTTTAACTGTGTGATACCAGGCAGTTCTAGAATATTAATAGGGGTATATTCTTGTATTTAAGTAAATGACAAGGCTATAAGTACTATAGGTGGGTAGGGTATATATTCTTATATTGTGTGCTATGCGTGTGTAGTGTGTGTATACTGAGACGTATAGTCATGCAGTCTATATAACGTGTGTGGTTAGTGCGTGTAGTACGTGTGTGCTGTGTGTGGTGTAGGCTGTGAGTGGGTTTGCTGAAAAAAATTCTCATCGACCCGCATGCATAGGCGGTTTCGAGTGCATAACATGGTCGGGTACCCCCCTTGGGCAATGAGCCTCTCCAGGCACATGGCCCTCCCTCCATCCTCACAGTCTTTTAGGGCTAGTCAGCCTGAATTTTAGGTAGGTTTTAGGGCTAGTCAGCCTAAAATTCAGGTAGGTTTTAAGACTAAAAATTTTTAGTAGATTTTTTAGAATAAAAGTTGCTTCCATATATTCCCAGGTCAGACTAATAGACTATAAGTTTGACAGTTGGCCGAATTTTTGGTACTATAGTATTCAGAGCATTTTTTAAATATTTATTAACCTCGGTTAAAAGGGTAATCAAACTATTTTCCAAAACTATTAATTTTTTTCACTATGAACATTCTAAAAAAGCCTATATAATATAGGCTTTTTTGCGTTGACAGCTGGCCGAATTTTTAGTAAAGTATTTTTAGTGGGGATTTTAATAGCGCTTTTCAAATTAACTATGTTTAATAAAATGATAAAAATGGTTTAATTCTGACAATATTTTTTGTATATTGTCAATTTTTTTGTTGTAAAATTTTAAGCTAAAAGATATAATGGAATATAAGACGGGTGTGATATCTTAGTCTGTTGTTAACAGGATCGTACTTTTTTTTAATTGTTACTTCAATTTTATGCCTTCAGTATTCGAGGCTGAAGGCTTAAATTTTTATAGATGGTGGTATTATGGCTAAGAAAACTATATATGAGACTAAAATAAAGCCTAATCTTGCTCTTATTACAGATTTAAGGTCTGAGGGTAAAGATATACAATACGTTGCTAATGCAATTGGCGTATCATATAATACATTTAATAATTATATGGATAGGTATGAAGATTTTATGGAAGCCTGGATAATGGGGGAACATAAAATCGCTGAGAAACTGGAAGCGGCTGTTATAAGGAGTGCTACTGGATATAAATATATTGAGCGGAAAATTGAAGAGTATTATGATAGTAAAAATAAATTTACAGGCAAAAAGATTACAGTTTATGAAAAAGAGCAAGCTCCAAATCCTCAATTATTAATAAAAGCTCTTGAGTCATTAAGAGCTAAAAAGTGGGCCAATTCTAATAAGGCGAAAGAACTTGAGATTATAATTGATGAAGATTTAATAGAATATAGTGAATAGAAAAATAGCCCCTTTATAGGGGCTTTATTATGTACAAATTTTAAAAAAGGATTTAAAACACATACTCCATACCATAAGAGTACGTGGCTGCATAGTTGCATACCTTGATTAATAGTATAGCATACTATAAAATAAATGTAAAAGGTGAATTATGTTGAATTTTATTAAAGGCTTTTTAGCCTGTATATTTATAGTAGGTATGGTTATAGTGATACCATTAATATATTATATTATTACAGAATTTATTAATTAAGGGGTATGTCTATGAAAGTAAAATCGATTTCAAGATGGACTGGTACTATAATTGGATATGGTTTAATTGTAATTAACGGTGGTTTAGTTACAGCTCTGGGTATATTATGTATTCATGTAGCATTAGTTTTAGAGTTAATAGAAATTATAGGAAAGGTTGATAAAAATGAAAAAAGTAATTTTTGATAAAAGGTTTGTAGCTTCCCGGGCTGATGCTGGGGCTGGGCTTACCTCTCCTTTAGTTAAAAGAATTGAAAAGATTAAGTGGAGAAAGAAAAATTTTAAAAGGTATTAATGGGTAAAGTAATAAAATTAGATTTTCGTCCAAATAAAAAACAGAAATTGTTTTTTAAAGCTAAGACAAAATATATAGCTTATGGCGGAGCCCGTGGAGGCGGGAAATCGTGGGCGATGCGGACAAAAGCAGTTTTATTATGCTTAAGGTACAAAAGATTAAAGGTTCTTCTTTTAAGAAGAACTTTTCCAGAATTAGAAGCAAATCATATCACACCTCTTCTTGTTATTTTGCATGATATAGCAGAATATATAGTTTCAAAAAAAGAATTTCGATTTCCTAATGGGAGTGTTATAAAGCTTGGTTACTGTAAAAATGAGAATGACGCGAATCAGTATCAAGGTCAGGAATATGATGTAATAATGTTTGAAGAAGCTACACTATTTACTGAGAGTCAATTAGTGTTTATTTCTACATGCTTAAGAAATGTAAGGACAGATTTTGATACTAGAATTTATTATACATGTAATCCTGGTGGCCCAGCTCATCATTATATTAAAAGATTATTTATAGATAGAGAATACGAAGGCGATGAGAATGCCGAAGAATATACTTTTATACCAGCTTTAATTTTTGATAATGAAATTTTAATGAAAAATGATTCATCTTATATTAAAGTTTTGGATAATTTGCCTGAGGAATTACGTCGGGCTCATAGAGACGGGGACTGGGATGCGTTATCTGGTCAATACTTTAGAGAATTTAGAAGGAGTGTCCATGTAATAGATGATTTTGATATTCCTGACAGCTGGGTTAGATATTGTACTATAGATTATGGTTTAGATATGATGGCTGCGTTATGGATTGCTGTAGACCCTATGGGTAATTGTTATGTTTATAGGGAGCATCATGAGCCTAATCTTATAATTTCAGTCGCAGCCGAAAAAATAAAATACTTGTCAAAAGGCGAAAATATAAAAGCTTTTTATGTTCCTCCGGATTTATCTGCAAGTAGGCAGGAAACTGGTAAAAGTGCCTTGCAAATTTTTATAGAAAATGGTATAGTTGGATTAATAACAAAAAATAGCAGAATAAGTGGATGGTTGTGTGTGAAGGAGTGTTTAGCTTGGTCTAAGAAAGCGGACCCGGTATTAAAGTTCTTTAAATCTTGTAAAGTTGCAATAAAACATATTCCGTTACTTCAGAGAGATGAAAAGAACCCTAATGATATAGCTCAAGAGCCACATGAATTTACGCATGTCGCGGATGCTATAAGATATTTTTGTTCGACCTGGATTACAAAAACGAATATTCCTGAAGAGGAAGAACTCTCAGGTACATATTTCTACCCCGAATTACGAATGAAAGGGTATTCAGATTCAGAGATACGAAAATTAGAGCTAAGCGGCGTTATTTCTGTTATTTCTTAAAGAAAAAGGAGAAGAGGCCTATGAGTCCAAAAGAGTTAAGAAATATTGTATTTTTAGACAACTGTGCAAACTTTGATGTATCTAAATTATTTTTAAAGGCAGTTCCTTCAAAAGGTGATGATTCACAGGATACTGTAGAAGTTATCTACACGCATTTTTCAAGAATTCACTATGATAAATTTCCAGAGCTTAAAGTGGTTTTATGCCCAGCTTCAGGTGTGTCTCATCTATATGAGGATAAGCCTGATAATGTTAAGGTTATATACCTTGATAATGAAGCAGAATTAATGGATAGAGCTGTGTCATCAGCTGAGTGGGGGATTACAGCAATGCTTAATCTTTTACTAAAAAACCAGGAAAATCTTCTAGGAAAGAAAATAGGTTTTGTGGGTTTTAGCAGAATGGCTCAGCAGATTGCTAAAAGGCTAAATTGTTTTAACGTGGATATGAAATATTTCGACCCTGATACTAACTTACCTTTATACATTTCTGATAAGCTAGTAAATAAAGTATCTAAAGTTAAGCTTATTTATAATAATAGCGATATTATATTTGTTGGTCTTCCAGATGATACTATTTATACAAATTTTATAGATGAGGTAGCTTTTGCGGAAATGAGCAGGGCTTATTTCATTAACTCATTTAGAGGACATTTAGTTGATGGTTTAGCTTTAGTTGATGCTTTTGATTCAGGTAATCTTAGAGGTTTAGCTATTGATGACATGTCTTCTTATGCTGTAAATGTACAGAGTCAGCTTATAGTTTTAAATAAGTTACCACCTAATGTTATAGCATCACAGTATGAGGCGGGAAAAGGACTTCAGTCTAGAATTAATACGGACATGTTAATTCTAGATAAATTACAAAAATTTATAGCAGCAGGTTAAAAATATTACACTCTTTTTAAAAAGGGGGTGTTGATATGATTTTTTTAGATAATGCTACTAATAGAGAGGATATAATAAGAGTAGCTAATAAACTAGGAAATTCTGAATGTGTGTATACACATTTTACTAAGTTAAATTATAAAAATTATGAAAATCTTAAATTTGTTTTATGTCCATGTACTGATATAAGACATTTAGAGCCTGGCTTAGCACCAGAGGATACTAAATTTATATATTTAACGGACAAGAATGTACTATTTGAAAAGGTAGTATCCTCGGCTGAGTGGGTTGTATGGAGTTTGTTAAGATTACTAAAATACGATTTAAATGCTCAAGAAGAGCTGCATCACAAGTCTATTGGTTTTGTGGGCTTTGGGCGCATGATGCAAAGAGTAGCGAAAATGTTATCGGGATGCAGGGTAACAATGTATTATTATGATAATGATGCGGAAAATTATTATCTTGAAAGAGCGCAAAGATGTGCTGATGTAAATAATATATATTTAAATTGTGATATAGTTGTAATAGGTTTATCACAGAATAAGCAAACTATGAATTTTGTAGATATAGATAGTTTTCAACTTATGAAAGAAGGTAAAAGGCCTTACTTTTTAAATAATTCCCGGTCTAGTATAGTAAATGGTGAGGCCCTGGTTAATGCAATAACGTCTAATGTACTTAGGGGATGTGCATTAGATGTTATTGAAGATTATACTAATGAGGTAAAGACGGATTTATATAGACTGGTGTATAAGAAAAATTTAATTATTACACCTCATATTGCAGGAAAAGGAATTCAATCTAGGATTAATACGGATAAAATAATATTAGATATATTTAAAAAGGAGGTGCTTCGTGAATAGGAATAATGATACTTTAGTAATAGTGGGTAATTGCCAGTTTTTAAATGAGAGTATGCCTATTGAAGATGAGTTTGATTATTTTTTTGTAGGCCATGCGCTGCATGATAAATGCTTAAAAGATAATAATTATTTAGATCAATTTAATAGGCAAAAAAGTGAAATTATGTTGTTAGAGATACATTCTAGAGAAAGCAGGGAAGAAAGATATCCAGGATATGTGGATTGGCTAAAAGGTATTAGAGTTAGTAAGTATATGCAGGAATATCATCCAGATTTAGTATTTAGTTATAAATATCCTAAGGCTGAAATAGAAGATTATTTAAGCTTTAAAGATATGGGTGTAAGTTTAGACTATTTTATGTCAAGTTTTGCTTATATGGTAGCCTGGGGTATTTATAAGGGTTATCGTAAAATAATGTTATATGGTATAAATATGGTATTTTCAGATGATTATATCCAAAAGTATAATTTTGAATTCTGGCTTGGAATGGCTTTAGGTAGAGGTATAGGATTACAGCTTACAAAAGAATGTGATTTACTTAAATGTAAGTCTTACGGATATGAAGTAGATAATACATTAGGAGTGTATATGCAGAGAGCTATTAAAGGTACTCAGCTTAATATACTTAAGGACTTGAATTTTATAAGGCAAATAATAGGTAATCTAGAGGAGTTAGCTAAAAAGATTGATGGAGATTTAATTGATTTATTAGATAATAGATTAGATAATATAGATAATGCCATTTCTTCTTTATACATAGAAAATCCGAAATTTATGGAGCAGATATTAGATCGGCATGGATTAGATATAGAACCCCAGGTCTTTGATCTAGGGGATAAAGATTGAAAAAAGTACGCAGTTAATATAGATATCACATCCTTATTAAAGGAAAATGACAAGTAGGGAAATCCTGCCCTACTTGTCTAATAATAAGGAGTGAGTTTTTTGACAAAAATCATATTAGATGTAGCAAATAACCACTTGGGCCAAAGAGAAATATTGGACAAGTTAATAGGATATCCACCGTCTAATATGGTTGACTACATTAAGTTTCAACTCTATAATCCTGAAAGGCTTAATAAGGATTATCCAAATTATAGTTCATATAAGAAATTATGCGATAAGTACTATATCAATAAAGAAACTCTTATTCATATTTTTAAAGAGTTTAATTGGACTGCTCAAAAGAAGCCTATGTTTACTATTTTTTCTGAAGATAGAATTGAGTTTCTGCAAGAAGTTTTAGATGAGTTAGGTTATAGCCTTATCTGGCCTGTCGATTTTGCTTTGAAAATAGCCAGTCCAGATATGAGTAATTATAGGCTTATAGACAGTGTTTTAAGAGCTTTTCCAGAACTTTTAGTCATAATTTCTACAGGTATGCATTCAGATAAAGAAATAGATGAGTGTATAAATAGGTTAAGTGTAGCAGGACATAGGAGTAGGGTTAAGTTTCTCCATTGTATTTCTGAATATCCAACCGATCCCGAAGATATTGACTGGGGTAAAATAAAAGATATGGATGGGTTTTCTGATCATACTATAGGAATTGAGACAGCTAAAAAATGCATAGCTCTTAATGTTGAATATTTAGAGTTTCATTTTACATTATCAAAAGACCTTCCAGGCAAAGACCATACCATCTCAAAAGACATAAAAGAATTAGATAGAATTTTAAGATTTAAGTTGTCTTTAATGAATAATGAAAATTATAAAGTGAGGTGGTGTGGGTGATGAAAAAAAATGATAATGGAAAAATTATTCCTAATAAAGCTAAAAGTGAAGAAATTAAAGAAACTAAGTCGGTAGATAAGATATTTAGTACTATGGGTAAAAGTACTAAAATGGATTTGCCTGTGAAAGGTAAATGTAGTACAGGGTTGAAGAGTGAAGAATTAGTACATAAAGAAAAGCAGGAAGGTAAAATAGTTCCCGGTTTTTCTAGAACTGAGTTTAATAAAAATGCATTAATAGAAGAGGGCGAGAGTAATAAAAAATTTGAGGACTTGAAGTTTATTAAGAAAAATAAGAGATGTTGTATAGTTGGATTTGCTCCTAGCTGGGATATAGCACCATACCAGGATAAAGATGTAGATTTTTGGGGGATTAATGAGCTTTATCTTAATCTTAAAAAAATTAAGCCGCAGCCTAAATTTTCTGCGTGGTTTGAAGTGCATGATATAGAGAAGTCTCCGTCTAAGCAAAAGCCTGAGCACCAAGAATTTTTAAAGATGTGTAAAATACCTATAATTACTCAAAAGCATTGGGATAAGTATCCTTCAACGATTGCTTATCCGGTAGATTATGTTATTGAATTTTTTAATAAAAATTTTATAATAGATGCCAAAAATACTGGGTTTTCTGATTATTCTAATCAAATATCTTGGATGATTGCATTAGCGATTTGTCTTGGATATGAAGAGATAATGGTTTATGGTGTAGATATGGCGCAAGATTCAGAATATCGTTTTCAAAGAGCTAGTTGTCAATTTTTCTTAGGATATGCGCTCGGTGCTAACATAAAAATAAGAATTCCGGCAGCTTGCGAACTTCTTAAAGCTGGGGCTTTATATGGTTTTGAGTCTGATAATACAAATAGGTTCCGAAAGAAGGATAGGATTAAAAGTTGTTCTGAGAATCTTACACATCTTAAATGCAGAAATGCTGAGATTGGGTATTTTAAAGATTATTTGGATAAACAGTATAACAAAGATTCTTTGCTCATTGATTCTGAAATTGAACTTTTAGAAAAACAGATAACAGATTTAGACTCAATGATTACAGTTGCAGATAATATAATTAATTTTATAAATACCATGCCAGAAACCTTGGCTGAAATTGATAAAGCAAAGGTTAAGCTTTTAAATGGTAATATTGCTGGAAGAGATAGAGCAAAAAAAGATATTGATAAAATTAAGTCTGATATAACTGCTCTTAAAAAGAAAAAAGAGAAGATAGGTGCAGATACTTATGTTAATCATAAGTTATTAGATGAGGAGTTTGAAAACAACAAGCATTCTATTAGTAGTCTAGAAGGTTCAATTTATGAGTGTAAGCATGACTTGAATAATAATTTAGTGTAATATGGTTCTGGTTTTCATCGGCTCCAGGGCCAATTATGGTAGGCTAAAAGCAGTAATAGCAGAATTAATAGGACAAAATATAGAATTTGGTATTGTACTTGGATCTTATGATATTCCTGAAGAATATCAGAAATATGTAGTATTTAAAGCCGACAATCTTCTATATAAGGATACTACATTTAACATGGTAAATTCTATGTCTTTAGTGGCAATGAGTATAACAAATTATTTATCAAATTTAAGTAGATTACCTAAACTTGCTATTGTGCATGGTGACAGATTTGAAAATCTGGGTTTTGCTATAGCATGTAGTTATAATAATATTAAGTTATTGCATACTGAAGGTGGGGAAACTTCTGGAAATATTGATAATAAGGTCAGATATGCTATTACTGCTTTAGCTGATATACACTGTGTAACCAGTGAGAATGCCGGAGAGCATCTAATTAAAGCAGGAATTGATGAGAATAAAGTACATGTAGTTGGCTCACCAGCTATTGATGAGGTTAAGAGAATGAATTTACAGACTTTAAAGCATCTACCTGATATAATCGCAGTTTTATATAATCCATGTCAGGAAGATGACTTTGATGAATTTTTTAAAGCTATTTTAAAGCTTAGTCATAAAAATAACATAGTCTGGATTAACCCAAATGTTGATCCAGGTTATAAGATGATATGTAAGCAGGTGCATAGAAGAAAGCAAATTGAATTTATGAAAAATTTAGTGCCACAAGAATATATTAAGGTATTAAATATGTGCAAAATGCTAATAGGCAATACCTCTTCAGGGATAAAAGAGGGTGCATATATTGGTATACCATATATAATGGTGGGTAGGAGGCAAGCGTTAAGAGAGACTGCGAGTAATGTTATAGTTACATTAGGAAAATGCGATGCTGATGCAATACAATATTATGCTGATTTTATAGATGGGATGCAGTCTCCAGATAAAGGTGGTCGAATTAAGTATGATGGTACTTTTGGCTGGGGTGACGCGGCAGAAAAGATAGTAAAGATAGTAAAGGAGGAACTTAAATGATAGCTTTAATTCCATTTAGAAAAGGGAGTAAAAGAGTTCCGGAAAAAAATATCAAAATGTTTAATAGAAATGGAGCAGCACGTACTTTATTTATGCATACAGTGCTTCAAGCTCTAAAATGTGGAAATATTTTTGAATCTGTAGTGGTATCTACAGATTATAGCCTAGCATTTTTGTTTAGTATAGATGAGTATGTTATGGATAAATGTGTTATACATGTAAGAAATGAGGTAGCTGATGACCAGCCTGCTTCTCATTATATAAAAGAATTTATTGATTCGCAGAAGTTCGGGAATGCAAGTGATATTTGTTTATTGCAGCCTACATGTCCTTTGAGAAGTCATATAGATATATATGGAGCAGTAGATAAGTATTATACGCAAAAAGATGAAAAGCCAACTTTAGTTTCAGTTACTAAAGTTGGTCCAAATAAAAAGTTATATGTTAATGGTATCACAGGCTTTGGAAGTATTAGTTCTGATAATATATTAGCCTGTGATGAAGAAGGTAAAAAAGCTGAAGAAATTTATGTGAGAAATAGCAGTATTTATATTTTTAATGTTGGATATTTTAGAAAAAATAATACTATCTTTGATAATAAACCAAATTATTATCAAATGCCAGTATCTAGAAGTATAGACATAAATACAGAAGAAGATTTTAAGATGGCAGAGGCATTGTCTAAGGTGTGTGATATAGAGTGAATGATTTTTGGCTAGGTGTAATATGTACAGTATTATTTTTATTAATAAGTTTTGATGTTATTTTATGGAGCTTAGTAATAAAGAATTTAAAAAAATCAGAAGAGTTAGATGAACAACTTAAAAAGTTACAGGATAATGTTCCGCAGAGTGGAATAGATAAATATAGAGATGAGGATGGATTATTAAGTGGGAAAAGAAAGACCTGAATTAGCATCCGATATAAGATGTCCGCGATGTAAGCGGATGATAGGCGATGATATAAAAGGGAATATTTATATTGTTCACTCAACTGATTTTGTTTCAAAGAGATTTTCAAAAGTAGATTTTATTTTAGAGGTAAAGTGCTCTAAGTGTAGAATTTATAATACAATTTTTGCGGGAGGTGTGGATATATAGGCCATGAAGACTAGCAGTTATGTAAAAGCTGCGAAAGATATGGTCCGTAGAGAAAGCCAGGATGGTCAAAAAGGCCAGGAGAGCTTCGACTTAAAAAGAAAAGAGTTAATGACACAAGATGAAATGAAAAGAATTGATGATTATTTATCAACTTTATATCATAATGAAGGTTCAATGTCTTCTTATTATACAGAATGGGAGGATATTGAAGAAAAATTTTCTAATTGTCAGCCTGAAGAGTCAGACATGCCCAATACTCGTGCAAATATTATGGTAAGTACGATAGAAGGTATGATTACTCAAACGGTTGATAAGCAAATAAATACGGTTACTCAGGGTGTGGGTCCTGAAGATGAGCATTTTGCTAATAGTGCTCGTGTAGGATTAAATTGGATTTTTAAGAGCAATAGTATAACAGATAGGGCAGCTACTTTTATTCGCAGGCGTTTTAAGTTCGGGGTAGCTTGGTTTAAAGTGGTTTTTGACGATGAATATGCTGGGGGTTTTGGTTTATCTAAAATTCAGGCAGTTCCTATCGATAGAATTTATATTGATGGAAAGATTACAGATGATGATAGAATACAAGAAGCCGAATATATTTGTGAGATTATTGATTGTTCCAGGTCTTATGCTGAAGTAGTATATGGCAAGGAAAAAGCTTCGGCTATACAGTATGGTTATAATGAATTCCATTCGTCTGAGGCTTTTGATAAAGATTTTCCTATTCCAGATGGAGATAGGTTGTGGGCTTTGATTCAGTGGTGGAGTAGGCAGGACGGAAAGCTTCGGCTTGAAGAATTTTCGGCTTGTGGGGTTCTTCTTTATGATAGCCATAAAGAAGGAAATAGGAGAGATAATCAGCGGCAAATGGCTGAAAGTATTAAGTCATATTATAAGTATGTATCAGATGAGTACCCATATTTTTTAACTGTTAAGTACCCTAAGGAAGGGCATTTATACGGATTTGGAGATGGATGGTTACTTCTTTCTATACAAAAACTTGTAAATGAGTTGTATGATAAGATTAGAATTCAGGCTAGGCCTAATCTTGTTATGGTAGATATATTTTCAGATGTTGATGTAAAATCTTTTGATGATAATAGTTATTCACCTACACCTTTTGATGGTGCGCGGCTTAATAACAGGCCCCCAGTTATTAGTGTTCCCTGGGGCACTGTGAACAAAGACATGTATGAGTTATTAGAAAGAATACGAGTGGAGATGCAGAGGATTGTCCGCTATTCAGATTTGATGATGGGGCAGTCTAAGTCGGCTGATACAGCTACAGAAGCAGCTATACAACAACAGCAAGGTAATTCTCATATTGACTGGGAAAAAGGAGTATTAGAGCGTATTCTTGCTAAAGTGGGTAAATACTGTATTAATTTAATGATGGAGTTTTCAAAAACAGGTAAGTCACTTCGTATAGGGGAAGACAATGAAGAGTATAAGTGGGTAGATTTCAGGAATTTTGCAAGTATTCCTGTACAAAAACCAGCTACGAAGGGCTTTCAGGATAAGTATAAAGATGAAAATCCAGGGGTTCCGATTCCTAAATATGAAGGTGTAGAGGAAGATGGAAAGCCAGTAACTAAGAATTTAGACCTT